GATTTCAGAAGAGTCGAGGGAGAGGATTGCGAATCAAATCAACATTCCTCGTGAATTTATTGACCAGTATATTGAAGGGCAACAGGCTTCTTTAAATGTCCACATGAACTCTGTATACGGAACTGTAGGAGGAGAAGAGAACTACGATGCCATGATTGAATGGGCTTCTACAGAACTTACTGAGCAAGAGCAAGATGTATTTAATAATGTCGTTATGCAAGGAACAAATGAAGAAATGTTGTTTGCTGTTAAAAATTTATCTAGCCGATGGAAAGAATCTGCTGGAATGGCTCGTCCTCTCATTCAAGGAGACACAGGTTCTAAAGGAGCCTCTGGAGCATTCCGTTCTTTAGCAGAACTTACTGAGGCTATGAAGGATCCACGTTATCGTAAAGACCCTGCATACCGTAGAGATGTAGAGTCTCGTCTTTCCAGTTCCAACATTTTATGAGGTGAAAAAATGAAACCCGGATACAAATCTACAGAGTTTTGGTTGTCAAGTGCGGCCATGTTAATCGGAGCATTATGTGCGTCAGGTGCCTTCCCTATGGAGTCTTCTGTCGGCCAAATGCTAGGAATGGCTATGTCAGCTTTAGCAGCACTTGGTTATGGTGCTTCAAGAACTGCTGTGAAGAAAAAGCAAGCAGAAGAAGAAGCCATGTGGGAGTCTTGTGAAGAGGAAGCGTAATGTCTTTTTTAGCAAGTTTACTAGGGTCTATTTTTAAGGCTCTACTTCCTACTATTTTGGAGAAAACAAATGAACCTACTATTGGAAAAGATGCCCCTCCTCCTCCTAAGCGTATTCGTAATGCTTGGAGTAACAGGGTGCGGAAGTTCAAAAGTAGTATTCGTCCCAGAAAGTGAAGGGCTTATAAGAATAGGCCCTAACACTAAGGGAAAAGTTTATTATTGGAACGGCAGTTCTTGGGAATTGTCGGCTAGTAAAGTCCTCATACCAGAAGGATGGTATGCAGGTTCGATGGATGTCGAAGTTGAAGAAGATTTTCAGCCCATTGCGATGGATAACTGACTTGAGAAATAAACAGAAACACCACATTTATTTTAGTTTTTGTCGTACTACGACAATTTAATTTACAAAGGAATTTTATTATGTCATACGGTGTACCAGACGTATCACGTTTCGGTGCTAACCAAGGTGGTGCTGATAAAACTGCCCTTTTCCTGAAAGTTTTCTCAGGGGAAGTTCTTACAGTTTTCGAGGAGCAAAATCAAGTCCTACCTTTGGTTCGTACACGAACAATCACAAGTGGTAAATCAGCACAGTTCCCAGTAACTGGTGTTGCTGCCGCTAAATATCACACACCCGGCGAGTCTGTTTTAGTTGACGAACCTGCTAGTGATGCTGCGGGTCAAGCTAATTACTTAAGCACAATGACTCACAGCGAACGTATAATTACTATTGACGCAGTTCTTACTTCTTCAGCATTCCTTGCTGATATAGATGAAGCTATGAACCACTTCGACGTTAGATCAGTATACAGTACAGAAATTGGACGAGAGTTAGCTTACACAACTGATGAAAACCTAATAGGTACAATCATCGGCGGTGCAAGAGAACTTACTGACCGATTTGGTAATACTGAATCTAGTAAAACGGCCATGCTTGCTAATAAGTTTCTAGGAGGTACTATTCTTTGCGATGGTAGCACTAGCGACGAAGCTACATCAAATGAAATTGGTGGCATTGGCGACAACGACGGAACTGTTGAAGGTTCTGACTGGGTTAAAGGAATCTTTAAAATGGCCGAGCTTATGGATCAAAGAAATGTCCCAGCTCAAGGTCGTTACGCTATTCTTCCTCCTGCTGAGTACTATAAGCTCATCAAGGAAAACACAGATGCAATAAACCGAGACTTTGGAAACGAAGGAAATGGTTCTACTGCTAGTGGTACAATTATGGAAGTTGCTGGCGTTAGAATTCTAAAGAGCAACCACATTCCAACAGCAGACAATTCAAGTGCTGACATTGTGGGAGCTTCTGATCTTATTCAAAACCCACAATTCGGTTCTAATACTGGCTACCTACAAGCTGATTTCTCTAACACTATTGGTGTTGGGTTCCAGTCTGAAGGTGTTGGTACTGTTAAGTTAATGGACTTAGCAATGGAATCAGAGTACATTATGGAACGACTTGGAACTCTACTCTTAGCAAAATATGCTATGGGTCACGGCGTTCTTCGTGAAGAATGTTGCTATGAATTCTCTAACAAGACTTAATATATACTTAAGTATTGTATAATTGACATGAGTCTCCATGTCCCCGGAGGCGGCCTCTGAATAAGGGGTCGTCTCCTTTTTTAAAATTAAGAAGGGAGCGTCCAATGGCTGGAGCTAGAACAACAGAACTCGATGCAGTAAACACAATTCTTTCGGCGGTTGGTGAACCTCCTATTACTTCTCTTAGTGATCCTAAAAATGCTGATGCAGCGATTGCTCAAAATGTATTAACAGAAATTACTAGAGAAATACAAACAATGGGCTGGCATTTTAATACTCAATACAATGTGTCTTTTCAGCCTGATGCAAGTAAACAAATAGTATTAGCAGAAAACATAGTAAGAATTGACTTAGTAGACCACGGAATAGTAACTCAAGATGTAACTAAAAATTCAACAGTTACAGATACTAGAGACATTACTCAGCGTGGAGATAAACTATTTGATCGTACTAATAACACTTATGATTTTGAAACGGAAGTTGTAGCTACTGTTATTTACTTACTAGATTTTACAGAGCTTCCTGAGCCAGCACGTCGATATGCGACTATAAAAGCTGCTCGTGTATTCCAAGATCGTATGGTGGGATCTCAGAAACATCATATGTTTTCTCGTGAAGATGAAACTCGTGCTTTAGCTTTGCTAAAAGAGTTTGAAGGAGAAACTGGAGACAGAACAATCTTTGACAACCACGATGTTTATAGAATCATGGGCAGACTAAACACTTCTAGGAGTCTTGGATAATGGCTCTTATTACTACGAGCGTTCCTAATTTAGTTGGCGGGGTATCTCAACAACCTGCAACACAACGTCTACCTAACCAATGCGAAGCACAAGAAAATGCAATGCCTTTAGTTGTTGGCGGGCTAACTAAAAGACCTCCTACAAACTATGTAAATCAACTTAAAAATAGTACTTCATCGGTAAACGCTACTGACGCTTTTACTCATGTAGTAACACGAGATGTAGATGAAGAATTCTTAGTAACTCTTACAGGATCAGGAAATACTGTTTTAGTACACGATTTAGATGGCACTCAAAAAATTGTGCATACTGACTTAGGATCTAGTACTTATTTAACAGACAGTTCTCCTTCTTCTAACTTTAAAGCTGTGTCTATTGCTGATGTTACTTTCTTAGTAAACACTTCAGTTACTTGCCAACTTGCAGATACTTTGTCTACTTTTTCTAGAGGACTTACTGCACAACCTAACGAAGCTCTTATTTGGATCAAGGCTTCTGGGCAAGGCATTCACTTCAAAGTGCAGTCTTTTCTTGACGGAGGTGCAGAAGTACAAATAGGAGAATTTGACCACGATCCTGCTGCAACAGACATTGACCCCGACATAAGTAGCGAAACGTATGCGTACCCTCCAGATCCTCCATCTACTGAAGCTATTGCAGCTAACTTAGCAGGAGACATTAACGGAGTAACTGATTACACCTCAACGTCTCAAGGAAGTGTTGTGTTTGTTTCTCACTCTTCTACTGACTTTACTTTAACTGTAGAAGATTCACTAGGACAATCAGCTCACAGAGTTATTAAAGACAGCGTACAAAATTTTAGTGATCTACCTTCTATAGCAAAAAACGGAATGAAAATTTTAGTAAAAGGCGATCCTGAGTCCGACGTAGATGACTACCATGTTATCTTTGAAACAAACGGAGGAGCTGACTTTGGTGAGGGCCTATGGGTAGAAACTATAGGTGGAGGAGAGAAATTTACTTGGAATTACGACACTTTACCTCACATACTAATAAGACAATCTGATGGTACTTTTATGGTTAAACGGGCAGACCGAACAACACCGGGATCTAATGTTCCTGCTGGGGCTGACTATACAAACTTTGGATTTAACCCAAGAGAAACTGGGGCTTTGCTAACGAATCCTAATCCATCTTTTGTAGACAAGAAAATAAACGACATTAGTTTCTTTAAAAATCGTCTAGTACTTCTTTCAGGAGAAAATGCTATTCTAAGTGAAACTGCATTTTATTTTAACTTCTTTAGAACTACTGTTACTCAGTTACTTGATACAGCTGTTGTAGACGTTGGAGTAGGCGGTACTGAGATTAATGAGCTAAAGTCAGCAGTACCTTTTAGTGATCGACTTATTCTATTCTCAGACAGAACACAGTTTGCTCTGCAAGGAGAAGCAATACTAAGTCCTCTTACTGCTTCAATTACTCAAGTAACTAACTTTGACGTGCAAACATCTATGAGGCCAGTAGCAAGTGGGTCTTCTTTGTTCTTCCCATTTACTCGTGGTTCTTTCTCAGGAGTACGAGAGTTCTTTAAAACAAACGAAACAGACATACAATTTGACGCACTAGAATCTACAGCTCAAGTTCCTAAGTATATAAGTGGGACTATAAAGCAAATGTCAGCGTCTACTCACGAAGATGTTCTTGCAGTTCTTGCTGGCACAGCTAATGAGCTTTACATATACAAATACTTCAACAATGGACGTGAGAGAGTTCAAGCAGCTTGGAGTAAGTTTACTTTTACTGGAGCTACTATTTTAAACTTACAATTCGTAGGTTCTGCTCTTTTCTTGGTAGTAGTAAGAGATTCTAAAACATACCTAGAACGCATGGATTTGCAGACAGGACTTGTTGATACTGGGGCTGAATATGTAACTACCTTAGATCGTCGTCACAAACTTACAGGACAAACAGGAACTACTCTTACGTTGCCTACAAACTACGAAATGAACTCATCGGATGCTATGCAAGTTGTTACTACTGGAGGAGACACGGTGGGAGTTTCTTCTGTTAGCGGCAACACTATCACGCTGTCCGAGGCTGTAACCAATGAGGATTTATTCGTAGGACTTCCTTACACCATGAAATACGAGTTTACTGAGCCTACTCTTAAAAAAGCAACTGCAAAAGGTGGGTTTGAAATGGTAGCAGCAGGCAGGCATCAGCTACGTTACATGACTGTAGTGTTTGAAGATACTGCGTTTTTCAAAGTTAAAGTAACTCCTGAGATTGGTGGATCTGATGGTTCAACAACTGAGTATCCTTTTTCAGGTAGATTCTATTCTGCTGGTGGACTATTAGGTTCAATACCTAGCCAATCAGGAGATTTTAGATTTCCTGTGTTTGCAAGATCAGACAGAGTAAAAATAGAAATAGAGAACGATTCTGCTTTCCCTAGCAACTTGCAGTCGGTAGAATTTGAAGCAAGCTACGTTACCCGATCGCAGCCTAGGATTTAATGAAGACTCATGTTTTAACATCTACTATACCCCATGTATACCATGTAGCTAACAACATGAGAGAAGCGGATATAGAAGAACTAACAGCAGTAGGTAATGTTTCTCCAGAAACTGCTTTGATGTCAGGGTATCTAGAATCTAAACCTTACTGTTATACTGGCATGAAAGACGGGACTCCGTTTACTATGTTTGGAGTAGTTCCAATGGATCGAGAGTTAAAAACAGGATCAATATGGTTGTTAGCAACCAACGATCTAACTAACGATGTTCCAATATCTTTTTTAAGACAAAGCAGGAAGTTCCTGCCTACATTACTAGAACCGTATGACATGGTATTTAACTGTGTGTACGAAAAAAATACAGTCCATATTAAATGGATACAATGGCTTGGGTTTACTTTTATTCGTCGTGTGACATTAGGCCCTTATAATAAAACATTCTTAGAATTTGCGAGGTTAAATCATGTGTGATCCTGTATCAGCAACAATGGGAGCTATAAGCGTAGCTCAGGGAGCTGCCGGAGCTTCTGCTGCTAGAAAACAATACAAAGCACAAGCTGAATACAACAGGAAGCTAGGACTACACAGGAACGCTGAATACTATAGACAAGTAGCTTACCAAGAAGAACTAGCTCAATGGCAAGCAGACAGATATAATTCTTTAGCAGATTCTGCGGAAGACTCAGCTAGTGGACAATACGCAGCGTTGTTAGATCGAGTAGAACAAACAAAAAATGCTACTCTACAACAAATTAAAAAAGCGTCTATGCAAGCTAGACAAGGATCTTCTTTTGTTAGAGCCGCCGCCGCAGAAACAGGAACTATAGGAAACTCAGTAAGATTAGCTCAACAGCAATACGAACTTGCAGAAGCTAGAGTTTCTCAAGCATCTTTTACTAACTTAAGAAATAAATTAAAACAATCTCAAATGAATATGTATGCAATACAAGCTCAAACTCAAAACAGAATAAATGCTGCGTTGCCAGCCCCAATGGCTCCAATAAACCCAGCAGCTCCAGTACAATCAGTTGCTAGACCTTCTATGGCTCCTTATATGGTGCAAGCAGGAGCTGGGGTAATTAACGCAGCAGCTCACCATCAAACAATAGAAGCACTAAACCCAACTCCAGCTTCTACGGTTGCCCCTACTGGAACAAATACTGAAATATCAAATTATGTTTCTACTCCGTTTCAACCAGTAGATACTAGCTTTAACATAGGAGCAGGATAATAATGGCAAAAAGACCGCAATCAAGAACCGTCGTATCTAATGTAGCCCCAGCTGAATCAGCTTTAGATGTTGTAGCAACTCCTAGAGATGTGACAATAGACCAAGGTGCTGCTGGGATGCCTGTAGCAGAAGCGGGAACTCCTATGCCTACTGCTCCTGCTTTAGGGTTAGGACAGAACGAACAAAGATTAGCCGCCGCTTTTTCAGGACTGTCCAAATCAGTACAAAATTATGGAGTAGCCGCAGCAAAAAGAGACACAGCTCAAGAAGAAGCAGACATAAAACAAGCGTACAACGAACTTCGAGCTGTAAACAAAACACTTAGTGAAGCAGTAGACGACGGCGACATTTTATTTATAGAAAATCCAGCAAGCCAAAAAGGATTAGCAAGAGCTGATGCTGCTATAAAAATTCAAAGATTAGGTCAACTTTGGGATTCAGAAAAACACAAACTAAGAGACGAAGACCCTAGGTTAAAAACCATGAAAGGGAGCATGGAATGGCTTCAAGAAGAACTTTCAAAATTAAAATGGACAGCAGGAGAAGGCGGAAGTGCGGATTTTGATATAGCTTTAAATAAATATTCTTCTAAATTATATGAAAGTTTTGGAAACGACCAAGCAAATTACATAAGCACCGAAACTCAAAACTTAGCAATTACAGGAATTCAAGCTGAAATAAACATGGAAATTAGAAATTTAATGGGAACAAAAAATCCTAACGAATCTAAAGAAGCAAGAAATTCTAGAATAGTTTTTGGAATAAAACAAATAGTTGAAGAAATTGGAGATCAATATGTGGGGCCTTGGGAAGGATCTATAAGCAGAAAAAGTGCAAACAGAATTATAGGGAATACTTTAATTGATGGCATGATAAACAACGCACCAGCAGCCCCTTTTATTAAACAGGCCTTTGAGTTAGCAGAAATAGGGCCAGCAAACCAAAAAGGAAAAAGACCAAGACTTGCAGATGAACCCTCTATTGTTAATGCTTACGCAGATTCAATACCTCAAATAGAAAGAAATATAACTTTTACAGATACTAGAACTCAAGCTCAACAAACAACATTGACTGGGAGAGCTTTAGATGAGTCTGTACAATCAACTATAGTAAATAGCCCAAACCTTGTAGGAGTAGACCCTACGTCTGTACTTACAAATTCTGATGATATTTTAGGATCGGCAGTTAAGCGACTTAGAGATGTTATTCCAAATTTTGACGAAGACTATGAACTAATTAGAAGTCCTAAAGGTGAAGAAGGAGTCTATGTTTTACGGAACAAACAATTATGGTCTCAAGGCAAACCCGGTTCAGATTACACTTTAAATTTAAAAAATGTTCAAAAGTCTATAAATTTAACGATGTATAAAAACAAATTTAACCAGTTAATGCAAGAAGAAGATATGACTGAAGCTAACGCTATGGCTATGGCTGCTGCCGAGCTTAATTTTATTCCAGACGAAACATCTACAATGCTTAAAGAATACGGGAATCCTAGCTCTTGGGTTCAAGATGCTGAAGAAATTCGCAAAGGAATTGCAGACCAAGTAGGTGCAGAAGTTCCAACTACACACGAACAAAAATTTGTACAAGCATTTGAAACTTATTTGGCTTTTGTAGAAGTAGATAAAGATCAACTTTTATCAAAAGTAGTAGGATCAGAAAATTTAGAAATATATAGACAAGCAGAATATCTTCAAAAATACAAAGGTGCAGCAGATGGCAGCGAAGTGTACCGAGCTGTTGTTGGGGCTTTAGCAAGGGC